ATCCAGTTGCGCCTTGGCCTGATCCGCTTGGGCCTTATCGGCGGCCTTCAATTGCTCAATCTGGGCCTTTTGCGCGTTGGCCTGCTGGTCTACTTGTCCCTTGACCTGTGCTGCTTGTACCTTCTCGGAAGGCTGCGGCGGAATCGGCGGGTGTAACAGTTGCCCGGTCTGCGGGTCTTTCGCGGACGGGTCGTTAAAGAACTTGTCCGCGTTCTTATGGCCCATTACCTTCGCAATCGCCGACGCGAGGTTGAATATCTCCTGATCGCCCACGAGATTGGCTTTGCCCCCGCCGAGTATCTTTTCCTGAATGTTCCCCAACGCCATCAGTTGCGCAAATTGCTGGGCCTTGCTGCCGTTGCCGAGTCCAACATTAATCGTCATGTCGTCACGGGATTTCCACTGGCGGGGATCGACGCTAACCCATGCATTGCGAAGCCGAACGGTCTGCGCCTCCTGCCCATGCTTACGAATAGTCGCGTGCAGCAAGGAAAACATGTCCTTGACGCCCTCGGCCATGATCCGCGCTACCAACTTCATCCTCATTTGCGACATCGAGAACATTTGCGCCACAGCCGTGGCCGACTGGTTTTGCAATGCGTTGGCGTCGATGCCCTGCCCCTGCTTGGTTACCCCGGTACGGGTTTCCATCAGGCCGTCCATGTACTGCATAGCGGCGAACGCGGCAGGCGATGTGTCGGGAACCTCCTGGTATTTCAACATGCCGCCTAGCTTTGTGCGGATCACGCGGCCGGGGCGCTTGGGGCCTAACAGGTCGTCAATCGTGCTCGGGCCGTTGGCGGCCTCGGGCAATTCCACATCGGCGCCGGCCGCCAGATATTGGCTGTCAAGTGCATTCCGCAACAGCGCGGTTTTAATGCGCTGGATATCCATGACCAGATCGGCCATTGATCGTCCAAAGAACCGATGGGTGATCGGAACCGGCGTAGTGGCTGCGAACGGTATGGCATCAAATGGCGTAATGCTGGGCTTGCCGTCTTTCTTGAGGACTTGGCCCTGATCCCCGCCGGTTACGACCTGATACAGACAAGGCTTGCCGTTGCCCTCGTAATCCATGCGGATGTAATGCTCGGTGACTTTAACGAGCCGTGCCGCGTCATTGGTTGAGCTGCCCTGTACGCTGTAGTGCTCCTGCTCGGTATCTCGGGTTAGCGTTTCAATATCGGTCAGGCCGGTATATTCGGTCAGGCTGTTGACCTGTTCCTTGTCGAAGCCTTCGTTGATGAGCTGGGCAACTGATTTGGTGACGACCTCGTGAAAGCAATAGTTGCAGGTCGGAATGTCTCTGGCGCCGCGCTCGATACCGAACTCTTCCGGGGGCACGCCCATGACCTTGGCTTGGGCTAGCTTCTTTGTAGTGACGATTGTTATGTCATGTGTGACGGGTTTGGGCTGGGCCTGTAGGGCTTGCGCCATCTGGGCTTGCATAGGGTTAGGCGCGTTCTGCCCCAGCCCCTGCGCTGGCATTGGATTTAGCTGCCCCTGCGGCGGCGGGTAAGGAGCGTTCATTTAGGTGAAACCAGCCATGAAACGCGAACGTTTCCATAACCATTTCAGTGCAGGCATATTACGACGCTCTGCGTCTTTCCATCCATCTGCCATGAACTCCACGATTGCCGCCCGTCTAAGAACAGCGTCACAGTGAGGGAACCTTAAAACTATTGGCTCTAGCGCCGACGATAGACGTTCACGAGTCCATGGCGATGGCGAGGCCAAAAAATCCTCAAATTTCCTCCTAAATCCACGCGCCAAATGTAGCGCCCGCTGTCGCCTTTTCTTTTCCCTTAACTCCCGCTCAACCCACGCATCGAGGTCACGCTTTTCAGTTAATGCCCTGCGCTCTTTTGCCTCCTGCTTATATTTCTTCTTTTCGCCCTCTGATAAAACTGATGGATCGTCCGTGTAAACGTTGGCCCCGTCGTGTGCTCCCCAGCAGTCAGGATGAAGGTCAATCATGCCGCAACGGGCGATGCTATCCAGCGCTGCTGCCTCGGCAACATCGTCATAGTCGAAGTCCAAAACAGGAAGTATTCGCGGCAGATGCAACGGTGTCTTTGCGAAAATTGGTGGGGCCATACGCATCAGGTCATCCTCGGCCTTCCGGTGGAGCGTAGGGCGCGTTCATCTGGCGAATTCTTTGCCAGTGTTATAAAATGCTAATGCGCGCTCTTCCATCACATCATCGCTAGGAACCAGCATGGCGCGGGCTGACATTGACGAGGCGATCTTATTCGATCTGATGACGGCCCCCATCATGATAAACTCACGCGGTGGCAGCTCGATATGATCGCGGAGAACCGCACCCATGCCGATAAAGCTATTGCTTCCGATTCTTGTCCCGCCGCCCATCACAACCCTCGGGCAAAGGTGCGTGAAATCCCCGATCTCGCAGTCATGCTCCACAACCGCGCCCGTGTTGATAATGCAATGTTCCCCGATCACAGCGTTGGCATTAACAATAGCACCCGCCAGAATAACCGTGCCCTTGCCGATCCGGGCTGATGGCGAGATAATAGCGGTCGGGTGAATGACGCTTACCCATCGGTCGGGGCAACGGGAGACGATTTCAGCGCGGGCCGTTCTAACGTTCCCGAGCCCAACCCCCAAGATGAAATCCGCGTTCGGATAGTGAGCAAGCGCAGCGTCGGTTCCGAGATAGGGCTTGATGCTCCTCTCTTCGCGGTCCACAAATCCGATTGCGCTCATTCCGGATAGCTGGGCCGCCTCGTATACGCAGTGGCCGTGTTCGCCGCCTCCTATGATGATAAGGTCGCGCATCATTGGAATGGAAATATGATAGCCGCGCCTAACAATATGACAGCAGCAGCAAAACAGAGAACGGCCTTTGTATCATCTCTCACGATGTCGCCTCGGCTTCTTCTTTCGGCTCGCTGGCCTCGTCCTCATTGTTAACCGTATGGGCTACAATCTTCATTGCCCCGTCCGATCCCTCGATAGCTTGGGCCAGAAGCGCAAACTGGTCCTCGGTCAGATCGTAGTAGGTTTCGCGTTCTTCCTGCTCGCGCTCTTCCCACCAAATCTTGACGATGCCAGTCTTGGATAACAGTGCATCCTTGATGAACGAATACAGCACCATGAAACCGGGGTTCTTCTGCATGAAGACGTGGTTTACGTAATCGGTTTCCTGCTGGGCGGCCTCCTCGTCTTCGGGGCCGACAGGTTCAAACCGGACAACCTCGTCAGAACCCGCAAAGATATCCATCAACTGCGGCATCAACCCTTCAATAGTGTCTGATACATCGGTCGAGACAGCCCTTGACCGGCCGTCTTGCGCCGGCATGTCCTGTGTCATATCGCCCTGGTAGTATGCCTGTGCTTTGGCGCGGTCTCCCATCAGTTGAGCTGCGGTGACGGCCGCCATGGCTGAGGCTTTTTCATCCGCTACCATCTTTTGCACGTCGCGGGCGGACATTTTAGGCATGTGTGGCAATCAAAACCAGCAGCGCGACCAAACAGACAACTATGCGGGCCTCGTAAATTTCTCGCGTCATGCTACCCCCACATTTGCGTACCGGATCGGCCGGTTGAAACTCGCCATCCTTGATGGATCCTCGTAGCAGATCGCCATCAGGCCGAGCGCGTCCGCGGCATGGCTGGACCAATCGTGATCCGGTCCCAATCCGACATTGCGGGCCTCGTCCTTGCGTTCATGGTAAAAGCCAATGGCGTCCCGGCCCGGTTCGGTCGTGGCTTCGTTCCACCAGAGTTGCGGGCCTAGTCGTCGAAGCGCTTCAACGCGCATCATGGCAGCGCCACGGCCCTGGTTCTTTACCGGCGGTTCAACCGAGAACCCGGACTCTCTCAGGTGATCCTCGTATCGCTTGCCGGTGATATTGTTTTCGTTCACCCCGTCATGGGGGAGATAGATAATTGCGTCTTGGTAGCCCTTAGACCTAAGCCAGTTGACGTGGAACGCCAGAACTTGGCCAACTGCCTCATAGTAATCGAGGATTCGTATCTCTTGGCCAACCCACTGAACAATCCAAATTGTGAAGGCGTCAGCCGTTGCTCCTGACCCGCCGATATCAATAAAAGCTCGGAGCGGGAGAAGTGGGTCAGCAGCAACTCGGCCAATTCTTGAGGGGTTCGCGGAACGTGCGGCCGCGAGGAGGCCAGCAAAATAGGCCCCCTCAAACGCGGCTGCATATTCTCCGTCCCAAATGTGACCGCAGCGCTCTGGATATAATTTGAGGTCGGTTGCTCGTTCATCGCTCAACACCTTCGGAAACCACGGATTGTCTTTCCAGTTGGCTTGAATGACCGCAGCGTTGTCAGGTTTCTTGGCCCGCAGGAATTCGTCAACCGCGTCTGTCTTACGCCTTGGGTTCCAGCTCGCCCAAATCTCGGAGCCTTCTTTGCGGATTGTCGGGCGCAACATCGAAAGACTTCTTGCGGTCAGGGTTTGCGCTTCCTCTGCCCATGCCCTGTGAAAGCCCTCCAGCGATTTGATGCTTTCCGCCGTGTAGTCCTGCATTCCCTTGAAGATAATCAGGCCGTCTTTCGGTGTCTCGATCCGGTCTTTCCAAACCCGGAACCCGTCCGCGGTGCCCACGTTGAATTGTTGTAACTTGTCCTCGATTAGAAGCTTGGCGGATTCCTTCAAATCCTTCTGGACTTCGCGAATGCAGACCATCCGTAGCCCCTCGCCTATTTCGCCGGGCAGTCGAATTCCATCAACAACAGCTTCTTCGGCAAAAAAATGCGACTTGCCTGAACCTCGGCCTCCCCATGCGCCCTTATATCGAGAGCGCCCTAGCAGAGGCTTAAACGCCCTCGCCGTCTGCCTGTCTAGGATCGACAATGGTTGTCCTGATCTGGGTTATTTTGATCGCAGGATCGTCATCATCGCCGCCTATCAGCGCTTGCGCCGGCTTGCCGTCCAGCCGATCAGCGACTTCCTTGATTGCAGCGAGCCCATCATCGCCCGCGGCGGTGGTGAGTAGCTTGCGGGCAAGTCCCCTCAAGGCTTTCGGGTCATCCTCTCCAAGGGCCGCTATCTCTAATCTTAGGGCCTCTCGGAACGGTTTGTCC